CTTCCAAGCTTGCTGATCATTGCCACAAGATTTGCTTCACTGAATGCTAAACCTCCAGCGTCCACATTTGTAATCTTACCATCAGCAACAGCTTGCAAATTAATTTTCCTCAGACCATCGAACTGCAGTAACGCATCATTATGTGACGCATCAACTCCACCAGGATTTCCAGCTGCATACGCTCCATTAATGTTGTCAGCGAATGAATTTGTGATCGTAGTATCACCATTTACCACAAGATCTTCCTCTGTATAGCCAACCGTCTCAGCTATATCATTCTTTATAACTGGCAACACTGATGAAACACCATAATCCACAACAGTATTCTTTATTGCTACAGCAGCCATGATAGTCTTCAGCTCAAGCATAACTTCATCAGTTCCATAAGACTGACCAGACACAAGAGTTTCACCGTCACTCTTAAGCCTTCTATGCATCTCAATGCCACTAACCATCTTTGGAAGCTTTATGACTTCATTCTTCATATTGACTGTTTGAAACAGCCCTTTTAGCCAATTCGCCTCATACACTCTCTGTATAATCTCATTCACAGTCTCTTCCGGCATAAACTCTCCACCAAGACCAGTTTCACCAGTCAATGCCGCTTTGACCTCTTCCAATGCTTTATTTTCCATTATATCTACCTCCTTATCTTATTATTCAAGAAGTCTATTGCCTTCTTATCTCCATCAGACATTTCATCTTCTCGTATTATTGTTTTCTTCGTTCCGCTAAGCCCATCTATAATGCTTTTTAGCTTTTGTTCAACACGATTACTAACCTCTTCTTCAATCTGTTCTTTCATTTCTTTGTCTTTCAATTTCTGTTCCATCTGTTGTACTTTTTCCATCAGCTCAGCTTTTTCATCGTCTTTCTCTTCCGATACCTTGCTTTTCTCTATTTCCTTTTCAAATTCCTTTATCTTTTCCTCAAGACTATGTATCTTGACATCTTTCTCAACCAAGATTTTCGTGAACTCATCACTAATCTTGCTTAGCTCACCAATTTGCTGTAGTACCTTATCAATACCTCCAGCATCTTCTTTCACTTCTTCCTTCACTTCTTCTACCATTTCGTCTACCTCCTTCACTTCTTCCTCCTTAAATTGCGGAGGTTCTTTCTTGAATTGGTCATAATGCCCCACCAAATGACTATACACTTTCTCTCTTTCATCAGCAGGGATGTCTGCTCCGCCTCTTGCTCCCAGCAATGCTCCCATAGCAGCACTTACACCAGACCAAAATACCTTGACATTTCCATCCACATCAATTTTATGATGTGGCAACTTGTACGCTGACTTTACTTCCGGAAATCCACTATCCCCAACTTCCATACTTCCATCATACCATGCATGGCATCCAGCATATAACTTCCATCCGCCCTTCTCAAGTACAGCATTCCCTTCATCAGCATTAAAGCTCCATTCATCACTATCATTCAATCCACTTGATGGATTAGCCGGCACTGTCTTCTCCATGCTTTCCTTAAACTCTTTCAGCATCTTATTCACCTCAAATATTGCATACCTATTACTCGGAATATCAACCACGCTCGTCTCCAGCCAATCAATATCAGTGTATTTTATGACTTTCTTGTTACCGATCTCAATTGTCTGAACTTCATTAGCAATAAACCCAATACTCAATGCTCTGACCTTATCATTGTTGATCAGTTCAATCACAGCCCCATCATTAATATCTATCTCCCCTAACAATACAGGTTGCTCAAACTTCTTTCCCATCCATTCATCAACTGTCCATACCTTCACAACTTTTCCTATCGGATTCCCACCGCCAGGCATATCAGTATCCCATCTATTGTGCATATACAAGACAATAGGATTATACTTATATTCCCTTTCCCAACTTCTCAGCAAAGTCTCAGTATCAATTATATCACCATCCCGATCAGTGACGTATGGATAAAATGCTCCCGTAATCTTGACTACATCGCCTTGATTCTCTACCAAGCCTATCTTCTCCATCCACATCTGCTTAACCTCAGCAGCCTCAATACTTTTGTCAGCCTTAATACTGAATTTCTTATAACCTTTTTCCTCAACCCAAGATTTAACCTTTTCCATGTCCCATGCATCAAAATTAAATCCATAGACTTCTACAGTTCCATTCTTCGTCATGCCAAGATATACAGATTTACCCTCGTCATCAAAATCCGAACCGAGCGGATAACTCTTGAATATCTTTGTATATTTGTTCCTTCTACCTATTTCTACTATCATATTGCCTTCACTCCATACTTTCTTAGTTTTGAAATTATTTTGCCAGAGAAGTTTCCTAACTTTCTCAGCATTACCTTATTATTAAGAACCGCATTCCTCAAGAATGGTCTTGGTTCCATTCTTTCAGTACCAAACTCAACAAATTGAGCATAATCAACATTCGTTCCCGGCCCACCGTAACTAATCTTAAAACCTTTGTCGATCATCTCCAGTCTTCCACTTCTTCTAAGCGCTCCCGTTCGCTTATAGCCTCTTTCTGGCTGGTCATAGACTAATCGATTTAATTCATCAATACTGTCTTTGAAAACCTTTAAACCAACCTCTTTCATACTTTCGGCTACAACCTCATTACTATATCTACCTACATTCATTAATACCTTTGCAGCCTCATCCAATCCTTTTACCTCAACATCCCATGCTCCAGAACTTACCGGCATTAATATCCTCCATTCCTCATGCCATTCATCGGCTGCTGACCATTATTCGTTGGCTGCTGACCATTACCCATCTGCATGCCTTGTGGCATTCCACCAGCATTCTGCTGCATTCCATAACCACCCATTACCTGATTACCATACCAGGGCATTGGCTGCGCTCCACCTACATTCTGCATATTCTGACCTGTTTGCCTTGCCATATTCGCAGTATTATTCATAGTGTATGCCATACTATTCATGCCCATTAATCCCTGATTTATACTACCAACTCCAGCATTCATAGTGTCAAAGAAATTTCCAACTACTCCTTGCTGAGGTTGTCCATACCCCATTTGCTGTTGTCCAGTTTGCTGAGGTTGCACTCCATACTTCTCGAATGCCCTCTTATCACTTCTGTCCATATTCTTATACATCTCACTTGTCTGCAGTATAGTCTTCTGACTCTGGGCTTTTATCATCTTATCATTCAATATACCAGTATCGAAGAAATCCGATAACCTCATATTATTCATAACAGTGTTCATCACTTGCTGATTCTTCTCATCAGTAATGCCACCAAAGTCCTTCACGCCAAGCTTCCCAAGCTCTGCCATATACATTCCAAGCATCTTCATAAATCCAAAAGCCGGCAACATATTATGTTGCAACATAACTTCTTCTACTTCGTTGTTACCAACAACCTCAGATGCTACCATGACAAGTAAGTCATGATCCTCCAACTCTGCAAACTTTTTACTCTTCTTTAAAGGCCACATAATAATAATAAAAACATTATGATAGTATTTAAATGTTCTTATCTTATCGTTATATTACCATATCACTCTCTATACTCTTTACCATCCAATTGATAACATAATCAATATGCTCACTATATTTTGCACTGATGCTTGCCCAATTCCAAGCAATTCCATAATCAGGTAATTTAACCAATTCATCCTTAATACCATCCAGCATGCTTTCCACATCCATTCCATCTCCCTGCCATAGATCTGCTTTATTTACAGCTATCAACATAACCTTTACTCTATCCTTCTTCTTAACCATCTTCATGTATGATGCGCTGGTGAGCAAAGATATTAATGTTTTGAATATATTTACTTGTTCATCATTTTCAACTATCCTGTTATCAACAAGAAATATTATGCCAAGCGGCTTTAACTCCAACAATAGCCTCCACCATTCCCCAGTAAGATAGCCTTCCCCAGGCACATCCTTAGTCTTCATATGCCTACTCTTATCATCATAATTCACCTTAATACGTTGGCTAAGCAAAGATGTTCGTTCAGTCTTGTTCTGTAATGGAGCAACCGGGACTTGATATTTCAGTTGATAAAGAAATGTAGTCTTACCTACCGATGGTGCACCTAACACCGCTATCCTTGTATTCCTATTCTCAACATAAAACGTCTTAACTGTCTCATAAGCTAATGACATCATAGCAACGACCCATCCAGCCAATCCAACACTGACTACCATATCTTACCTACTCCATACAACCAGCCTAAGGCAGCTGAAATGCCCATCAATACCAAAATATATGGTGACATTTTAATCAGTATCTTAATCTTATATATTATTAAGCCATCAGTAACCATAGAAAATACCGGGTGATGCTCCAGTTTATCAATACGCTTTATAATCTCGTCTAATCTTTGCCTGATTTCCTTAAACTCAACATTCTTATTACTGGACATTAGAGACAGCCTCAGTCTTCACATCATCGTTGCCTAACCTGTTCTCAATCTCGGCCTTAGCCAAATGCTTCTGTGCAGTTGGTTCCCACTTCCCATTAAGCCATATACTTTCATTCAACCCAATCTTGATGCCTTCCAACCTCAACTTTTCCACGACTGCTAACCCCAATCTTTGCCAAACATTCATAGCTTTAATGTATCCACTCTTATTCTGTAAATCACCAGCGCAATAATAATTGAATCTGAGTAAATAATATCCTACCTTATAATCGACTAACAAGAACGGCCTGAACTCACCCATCAAGACATCCTTCTCTTGTGCCAACATATCAAAG